GCAGTTGAGATATATCTGTCAATGTTTTTAACATTACCTTTCATATTATCTGTATCGCCATAGTAGTTCATTCCGCTTGGATCAGATTCTAAACCTGAATTATCTCCGTTTTTAAGAACCATGTTTAGTGGTGAACCACCTTTTAAATATGTTTTCTTGATAAGCGGTAACATGTTTTCTGGATAAGAATCATAGTGAGTATATACTGATTCAATATTACCTCTTTTGTCGATTCTACCAAATTGACCTCTAGTTCCCTCAGCAATTAAAAATGCCTCGTTTACTTCGATGCCTTTTAGTTTTGAAAAGAATTCTGGTTTTTGTTCTTCAGATAACTCTTTAATAGAAGTAACATTAAATTCTGATAGTAGCGCCTTAAAATTGCTAGCTTCAACTTCTCTTTTTGCGTTTTGCTCTTCTTGTAGTTGAGCTTTTTCGTTTTCGGTTTTGACCTTAGCAAATTGCTCAAATGATTTTAGTTTTTCCATTATGATTTTATTTGTTTCATTATGATTATTTTATTATATATCTCCTTCAAATGATACATTTTTTATATCGTATTTAAACTTCTGTTCTTTATAGATCTTTTGGCGTGCTTTAGCATGACGAATAAGGTAATTATCCCAGTCGGGTGATGATAAATCATCTACAAAATCTATTATGTTTACACTGTCCTTTGACTTATGTTGTCTTAATCCTCTACCAATAGATTGTCTAATTATAACTTCCGATTTAAACGATTCTGTAAAGAAGATGTTATGTATTTTCTTAATCGAGATTCCTGTTGAAAACGTACCATAAGATGCAACGATAACCACTTCTTCGTTTGCTTCCATTTTCTTTTTATATTCTTCTCTAATATCTTTATCAGTTCCACCATCGACATAGTATATGGTCTTATCACTTTCTTGCCTAAGTTTAGCATATATCTTTTTACCGTGCTCAATACGGTGAAAAAGGACAAGACTATTACCGCGTACTCTGGAAATAATGTTAGTAACGAAGTTGAGACGGCCCTCTGAATTAATAATATAGTTTTGTTCAAATTTAAAAACATCTTTACTTTCATATCTGTTTTGTGACATTTCTCTAAATGCGTCCTTTGCTGATTGAGGCGCATAATCCATCTTAATTACCTTAACTTTACATTTTGCAATATGTCCTTCGTTTTGTAGGAAATTTGCAGAAACTTCAGTGATCAAAGGACCAGTATATGCCATTAGTGTAAGTCTATCTATTGTGCCTGCCTTCGGAATAGTTCCTGATAGACCATACCTGTATTTGGCATTTACGCACTTTTGTAGTATAGTTTTAATGGATGTAGATTTAGCCTTATGTGTTTCATCAATAATCACAGCGTCAAATTGTTCAAAGTACTCTTTATTCTTTTTTACTAGTGATTGATATGTGCCTATTACTACATTTCTACCTGGTCTTATTTTCTGGCCACTGTATATTTGTTGTACTTTTATATCTACTGAGTTTCTGTAGTTATAGTCTAAGAAATCTTCACTCGCTTGTACCACCAATGAAACATTAGGTACAATAAAAAGTATCTTTTCTGATTTCTTTTTTTCTAGCTGATATGCTACTGTTAAAAATGAAATTAGAGTTTTACCCGCAGATGTTGCAAGTTCAGAGAGGCACTTTCTGAATTTAAGAATATTGAATGCTGCTTCTATTTGATAATCCCTAGGTGTAATTTCTGATTTTTCGAAGAACTTTAATGCCCATTCTGTAAACTCTTCCTGGTTAATAGTGGTGTCAAATAAGACTGTTATTCCATTTAGTTTAAGTTCATATCCGTAATCTTTACAGATAGTCATAACTTCTCTCCAGAGTCCGGAAGGAATCCATTTGTCATCTTTAATATAAGATATGTAGCCGTCCCATAATCCCTTCTTAACTAGTGGATTAAATCGCCATGACTCAATTCTCTTGTTAAGAGAGATGTTTAATTGTTCCAACTCCATTTCAGTTGCATCGTCAATTCTAAGCAACTGTTCATTTTCTGTTAAACTAAGCTCCACATTTAATGGGCTTTTTTATTTTAGTTACAGGTCTTTAATTGCCAACCTGTTTCTAACGGCAAATCCCATGTTATCTAGGGTCTTTACCGATTCTTTCATAAAATCTAATTGATTTTCTAAAAGAGATAATTTTGTGTGCTCTTGCACTAGATCGTTTTCTATAAAACGCTCTTTTTGTTTTTCACCAAGTTTGTAATCATATTCGTAATATCTTAAATATGCTTCTTTCCACCTGGAATTTATATTGTTTTTTTGTTCTTTAATTTTAGTATTTAAATATGCAATTTGTTCTACCATGGTTTGTCTAGTTGACAATATACCTGATATAGTTTCTTCCATTGCATTAATAGATCTCAGAGATCTAGCAAGATCTTTAATATTTTGTGACCAACTAGCCCTTTGAGAACTTAACTTTTCGTCTAATGCTAATATTTTTTCTTTACTCATTTAAAATAGTGATTTTTTGTTGGGATTAGACTTAATGTGTTTAGAAGTGGTTTGTCTCTTCTTAAATTTAGGTTTACTAAATTCCATGTCAGGTGTTTCTGGCTCATCAGGAATTTCTGCTTCGTTAAAATCAACTAGCAATTTAAACCCCTTAAAGCGGTCTCTGTCATTATAAAAATCTTCTAGGTTATTATCAACCATATTTGTAATTTCTTCTAAATGTACCATAGATCTAATTGACTTGATGTAAAATAATTATTAATGTTTTTAAATGCGTCAGACTTTATTTCAAAACATTTAATCATCAAATCATTAAGATCTTTGATATTATATGTATCTAAATTACTGTCCTTTAGAAATTTAGACCACATAAATACGGGTCTGCCTTTCTTTAGTTTTTCTATCATTTTTTTCTTACCTGTTTCGTCATTGTCGAACATATATCTTACAGTTTCTATTTCATCAAATTCATCTGTAGATCTTCCAGCGGTAGCTAATGCCAGTGAGTTTGACATAAACTTAGCATCTAGTGGTCCTTCGAACAATGTAACTGGCCTTTGAAATGTAACTTTCATAATGCCAAACAGTGTAGAAATCTTTGCAAGCTGATTAGATTCTGATTCACTTATCTGAAGAGGCTGACCCATTTCTTCATATAGTTTTGGTAAATCATATGAAAGGTATCTTTGCCCATATCCTTTCATTCTTCTTGTTTGAGCGCCAATGATTTTATTATCTGTACTAAGATTTAAAATCCAAAGGCGATGTTCTTTTGCTGAATATAAAAATTCATCTAATTTTTTATGCAATAATCTATCTTTAAGCTGAAACCATATCCAATCACCTGGTTCAATAGACTTAGCTTTAAACTTAGCCTTAAATGTATCGATGTCTATTGCATGTTTTTGTATATCTTCAAACAGGGTGGGTTTTAATACATTCTCTGTACGCACCTGTAATTTATTCTGTTGAATATAGTCAATTACTGTAAAAGAATCTCCGCTTTTACTCAAGCGAACATCATGATCTTTTAAAAAGGTGTGTAAATTAGTATGATGGCCACAGTTATAGCAGTGATATTGTAGTGTGTCCCAGAATAAATTACCACGTTTTGCGGTATCATCTTTGTGGGAATCACCACAATAAGGACATGCTAGGGTTATTCGCCCATGCATGCCCTTTAGTGATTGCTTGTTAGGATTTGTATGTGATTGAGTAGTTACTTGTATAAGCGCATACTCTATCCTTTCCTTAAGCTCTTGTGTAAGCTCTATGTTATTAGATGTCGAGGTCATTCAAGAAAGAATCAAGATCATCATCTGTAGAAACAGCTGAAGTTGTAGATTCTGTCGTTGAAGATGTCGCGACTGGAGCTGCAGCTTCAACTACAGTTGTTGCCGTAGTGTTATTAGAAGTAGTAGCTTTTTTAGGCGTAGACTTAGCACTGCTTGTTACTGCTGAAATAGAATCACCAGGGTTTAAGTACATGCGAAGTACGTCATTTACAAAAGCTCTAGTGTCTTCATCCCATGCTTTATAGTCATAGTTTACAAGAGATGGAGCGTTTTCTAGCTCAGCCTTAATTGCCGTCATAGTTTCTTTAGTTCTTTCTGCTGGAGCATCGCCCATTAGAATAGCAGAAGTACTTGCAGAGAACTTAGACTTATCGTAGTTATTGTACTCACCTTGACGAGTAATGATCAATTCGAAGTTCTTACCTTCAAACAAGTCAAATACTTGTGTTGGTTCACCAAAATCTGGCTTCAATTCTGCATCGATCTTTTCTTTGATCTTGTAACCGAATTTGAAGATTTTGTAAGTACCTTCTAGTTCAGGATTTTGTGGATCCTTAATAATTTTAATTAGAGAATAGTACTGCTGACGTCTTTTTAGTTTCTCTGATGACTTGCGATCTACTGCTGAATCAGATTTTCTCAGTTTCCAGAATACATCTGCGATTGGGCATTTTTCACCAATTGAAGAAGGTGAATCTACCAATTTACCGTCACCGCTAGAATTTGTTAACCAGTGTACGTATTTTTGAATTAGAGAATTTCTTGGATTCTCTGGATTTGGAACGAAGCGGATTAGTGCTTTATAAGTTCCGTCTTTGCCGTCATCGGCTGTTGGTTTGTAAACTTCGTTTACTGTTGTTCTTTCGGGCTGATGCGTTTCTACGTCTTCTACGCCCAAGTTAAAAATGTCAAATGATTCGCTCATAATACCTTTAAATTGTTTAATTGTTTAATACTTGAAATTACTTTAATGTTCTTTCGTTACCTTATAATGTATAAATAAAAAATGTTTCAATTAAATGTTAAAATTGCTCCACTTGGTTCCTTCCATCTATTGTTCTCTAACTTAATCAGTCCTGACTTGTTGAGTAACTCTGACGCTTCCTTTTCAGTAAGCTGGTTCGCTGCAACCATTTTATTGAGAATCTCCACTAGACGAAGGTAGTCTACAGTAATTAACATGTAATTTCTACTTTAATTATTATACTTATTATATATCTTAGTTCTCTATTGTTTCATGGAGACTAAATTAAAAATTTATTTCAAAAAAATGAAACAGTTTTTCTACACGTGCATATAACAAATGTTATTTAAGTCTGGAGGAAAGATTAGGTGGAGGGGTTTGAAACGTATGTAACCAAGAAATATGCATCGACTAGGTCGTCTAACGGCTTCGGGATCTTTTTCCCAATTTCAAGATCTTTAATCATAGAATGTAGGGGACTTTGAGCCAAGATTGGGTCATCGTTCACATTTTGTTGATATGCCTCAAACAACTGAAGCTTATTCATGTTACCTTTGCCAGCAAACTTCTTAATTGTGGTAGGTGCAACAGTTAATATATCTTTAACGTGAAGTTGAGAAATCATTTGTTCTTTAAGGATCGCGGCACCTGCGGCCATATCAATTATATTGTTTGTTCCCATTTTAGAACCATAAGAAGTTCCTTCAAATGCAATAATATAATCATTCTTAGTTTTAGTAATTCCTAAAATAATATTGATAATTTGATCAGCGGTTGCCATATACCTTCTAACCTTTGCTAACTCATTCTTAGAATAATCACCAAACGTAGTTTTCCAATCAGGTTGGTATACTAATGTAACGTCACTTAGTAGGCTAATATCTTCCTGAAGTTTTTGTTCCTTCTTAGTGCCTAAACCTGGTTTAACGTAACTTATATAATGATGTGTATTGGATTCTGTATTAAAAATACAAATACCTGGGGAATTTAAAGAAAAATCTACTGAAACGTAATTCATTTAGAATCTTTTACCAAGACTAGCGCCTAATGCAGCACCTACAAGTCTTGAGGTTAACAAATCAAATAATATACCTTTTTGTATACCTAACACCTTAGCTATCAGTTTACCAACTGATTTTCCTAAAGCAAATCCAGTTAAACCACCAATAATAGAACCTAAAAGGCCTTCATTAGTCATCTCTTCATTTAGTTTGTCTAAATTATAAGTACCGTCTTCGTTTTGATATGTTTTACAAAACTCTTCAATAGCGGCATCTATTTTAGATTCTAATTCAGGAGTCCACTCAGACTGTAGATTTTCTTTAAGAACATCCATGTCATTTTCTGTGATCTTTTCCTCTACTAAGTATTTATTAAATGTTTTCATATTGTATATATCTTTGATTATTAAACTTAGTGTTTATCAATAAATTGTTCAAATAATAATAAGTGACTTAATACTTTTTTAGATTCTTGGATTGCATTATCTTCATTAGAGTAAAATTTATATCCTTTGCCCTCAACAAATCCATCTTTATTGAATTTAACATAGCTTCCACCACTTATAGGCTTCTTAAAGTAAGCTGAACATCTAGTGTTTAAATTTAGTAATTCTTTTTTAGCTTTATTCTCAGACATGCTCTCACAAAAAATTCTAGCACTGTGAAAACCACTAGCTACACGAAAACCTGAAGAAATGTCTCCATAAATACTTTGTTCTATATATTTGTAATTTTTACTTTCAGCATCTTTAAAAGCGTTAGCTTCTTCTTCAGATTCAAACACAGCGGCTATCCATTCTTCTGCTTTATCGAAACGGTTTCCTTTTTCTGGGTTAGATCCCCATACTGTGTAAATTTTTTGTTTTGCCATGATATTATTTGGTTATTTTATGATCCAGAAAAGTCTTTAAATGGTAAATCAGTTTTGTGAATCTTAACAAATTCTTTATAAGCCTTTTTCTTATCGGCAGTTTTTAGTATTTTATACATTTCTCTAAGTCTTTCAGCATGTGCTGATCCTCTTTTCCATGCTCCATGGTCATCTGCATACATGTAAGTTGTATCAAACGATTTCATTGAGGTTAAATATTGGTCTAACGGAGAAATAAATTTTTGTAAAAAGTATTGTTGAATATCGTATGCTGAAGAAGTTTTCTTATTGAGATATAATTCATATTGACCTCTCCAATTGGTTCTTTTATATGCATGTAAGACATCCGTGCCTTCTTTGTGTTTTACAGTTATTTGCCACTTAATACCTTTATCAGTAGATTGATCTTCATATTGAACATCATCTAAATTATCAGATATGCCAGCATATGTAAGTAGATTAATGATAGTCATTCTAAGATCTTCTTCTATTTCGGAAGGAGTTCCCCATCTACCTCTTTCAAAATCTTTGTAAGAGTAATAACTTTCTAATGTTAGTAAGTGTTTCATACTGTATATATTAATCTAATTCTATTCTTAGTTTTAATTGGTTGTAATAGAAATTAATTTCAAAAGTGCTAAATTCAGAAATATTATCTGAGAAATTTAAATTAAGTTCATTTATAGAATTCATTATTGGTTTTGCAAATTGCATATAAGCAACTGATGCACCTTCAGAATCTAATATTCTTAATGTTAAAGGTTCAGTATAAGGCTCAGTGGTTGATCTAGCATAATAATACAACAACGTATCCATCATTATCCAGTAGTTTATAAAACCATCTAACAGTTGCATTGTTACTGTAAATTGTCTCTCTATTGTATTTTGAATAGGCACAGCACCTCTTTGGTATCTTATTGATCCATCATTATCAGCTTGAGATATTGGGTCAAAAGAAACTCCGGGAATATTTACACCCTGGATAGAATAGTTAACAAAATCTATTGGCTCCGCTAAAACAGAACCAGGTACCTTAGTTAAGTATTGCTTGTATTTTTCAGCAACTTCTTCGGGTATAAAGTTTCTAGGAAACTTAAAGTCAAATGTATTATTCCTACTATTTAAAATCATATTATGCTTTTACGAATTTACCGCTTGTAATGTATGTTTGCTCTTTACCGTTGTCTATACTAATATAGAATTTATTATTTGACATATTTCTAATGGCATTCGCGTTTGCTTCGTTTATTCTAAACAAAACTTCACCTTCACCCATATCTATGTCTTTATTAGAAACATGATTAAATGTGAGCTTGTTAGTTCCGTCTCCAAATGAAAGTACTAATCTCTCTGCATTTTCAAAAGAAATAAATTGAATGTCATCGCCTTTTTTCTTTGAAATAACAAACTTAAAGAAACATGCAAACGGCGGAATACTTATACTTAAATCTCCTTCACCTACAAAATCAGAGGTTTCTACCTCTTCTACATTTTGAGTTATTTCATTTTCAGTAGATCCATCAAGCGTTACTCTAGAAGACGAAGCAATTATGTTATGTCTTTCTATAAATGCTGGTACAACTTTTACTGATCTTGGTAAACTATCTGTAATTAAACTTTTAATTACTTTATTACCAGAAAGATTTGGTAAAATATTGTAAACCTCAGTCATGACATTTGGACTATTAATCTTTAATGCCGAAAGTTTTTTTCCATACTTTCCTGCTTGATTTAAAATTAAACTAGCTCTTTTTACAATTTGAGTATTATCTGTTTGGTTGTAAATTCGCATAGTAACTTCTATAGAGAAATTAACAGCAACATTAGCGTTCTTAATAATTGGTCTAAATAAGATAGGATCGTTAAAATCTTCATACTGTGTAAATGTTAATTCATTTGTTTTTACATAAGAAGTTCCAATTTGTTCAAATACATCTACATCAAATATAGCTATAATATCATCTGATGATGTTCTAATTCTATCTAAAATATATGCTTCAAATCCACCGATTGAATTGTCTTTTTCTCCGTAAATCTTAAAGTAATCACCATCATTTGCATCTTCAATAACTACAGTAAAATCTTGGAATTCATCTTCTCTTGAAACTGTAAACGAATTCTCTTCACCCACATAAAAATAATCATAACCATTTCCTACCTCTAATCTATCTATAAGTTTGAAACTAACACCATAATTAGAAGTAGTGATCAAATCGCTAGAGCCTGGTGTTCCATCACCGTAAAATCTATCCGTAAATTCAGAATTCTGACCTATTATAGATGGAATTTTAATTTCTATAAATTTACTCCAAAGAGTTTCTCCTAAAAGAAAGGGTCTAGGGTTTGCATACTCATAGTTACTAGTATTTAAATAAACTAATTGTGTTAAATAGTTTTTTCTTCCAGTTGATCTATCAGTTGTTATTTCAAACAAAAATCCTTCATAATCTCTAGCGGCAAAACTGTAACCACTCTTTAAGTGAAGTCTAACAGCATCATATTGAATATAATTTATATTTTGAGTTGCTTCGACTTGATAATTAATTAAATCGGCTTCATTACTACCAGTCCATCCTGCATTGTTATTGATGTAATTAAACATTTCATAATATCCAGTAGAATCATAACCTAACAATGCATATCTAGATTCATCATTAGGAACTTTAATACCATGGTATCTTCCGAGTGGTTGATTTATATCATTTCCAGTAACTTCGTCTGGTGTAGAAAATAGGGGATTAGCTCTTGTGTCGATTATTATTTTTCCACCAATTAATCCTGTGTATTTGTATTCTATTACTCCGTTTTGATTTGGAATATATTGACCTATTTTAGTAACATCAGAATATGAATATATGCCTAAGCCTCCTGTTATTTGAAAAGAACCTGGATCTGGCAAAGCAGATAAGTCAAATTTGTATGTTTTTCCGTTTTGAAGAAGTAATGTTCTTGCTGCAAAATTTTCAACAGACAAATATCCACTGTTAATTGTTACATCAAAATTTACTACATCGCTACCTAGTTCATTTATTAAATGTCTAGTGTAAAGCGGAGAGTTTTTAACGGTATCTAGGAATTTTACCTCACTACCGTTATCGTCAACCTCTATTTTAGTTGCGTCTGGATTACTTTGATCGTGATATATGAATTCTAATAAAACGTCTTCGTCTATCCTGAAATATCTTGATGATTTTGCCATATTGTTTAGAATCTCAAAAATTTAGGTGACCAATACACTCCTAAACCAATAGAAGGACCAGTACTAATTACTTGATTATTATTTAAGTTTATTCCATAACCAACACCAATACCAATAGACCATCCAGCTTTTTTCTGAACTTTTCTATTTAGTCTTGTGTTAATTAAGTTGATATTTTCAATATCTTTTATTTCTATGCCCGGATAACTAGTGCTTAATTTTAATCTATCTGCACCGTCTATATTTTCGATAGCTGCCATTAGACTTAAAGTTTGTGTTAATTCAAATTTACTATCCAACACTTTAAATTGACCAAAATCATATTTGATAATAGATGTTCCAAATAATGATCTAGAATTACCATTACCAAAATCTTTATTAGAAGTAAAAGTAACCTCCGCTGAAGTTGAATCTATTTGTGTAACATTTGCATCGGCTAATAAGCTATCTTTTATTTCTAACTCTGCAGAAATCAATGAGTTAACTGTACTTAAATCTTCAGCTAAATCTAGGGCTTTCTGGTATTTTTTAGTCAATTTAACAAGATTGTTATTTTTTATAGACAAGTCTACTTTATACGATCTTATTTGTGCTAACTGATCTCCGTTTTCATTTCTCAAAACTGTAACAGAGTCTTGAGAAGCCTTTAAATTATTAAGAGCTATATTAGCGTCTTCCTGTGCATACTTAACGTCTTGTTTCAAAGAAGCCACTTGGTTGCACTGTTTTAAAAACAACAGCACAAAAAGAGCACCCAATACAAATGTTAGGGTGTTCTTATTACCAAATATTTTCTTAATTATTTCCATATAAATTTATTTAATAATTATTATCCAATAACCTTAGGGCCTTCACCATCCTCTTCGGAGACGCTGCTATCTATTGTGTAGTAGAACAAATCATTACCCGTGGTAACTCCGCCGTGAGATAATTGTAATGCAGCTGCGATACCATTGAGTGGACTAGATGCTTGGGTGAATGTTATATTTCCGGTCCATATAGTAGGAACACTTTCACCCTTTGAACTTACAGGCGAAGAACCCGTCGGATTAGTAACAGTTGTACTTACATATGCACTAGATACTTCATCGGGCGCTGCCGGTGAGATGTTAGCAGGTACATTTGTTAATGTGTATCCTACTGTAACATCCCCGTTACTAAAGTTATAATCATTAGATGATTGGTTGTAATTATCTAACTCAACACCTATTGACACAAATGCTGGTGTCGCTGTAGGTGGAATCGGAGTTGCCGTTGGAGGAACCGGAGTTGCCGTTGGAGGAACCGGAGTTGGTGATAAGCTTCCTCCAGCTGCCTGATTAACATCTATAGAATTAGTAGTTGTTCCGTCAGCGTGATTTACTGTTAATGTAGCAGATCTAGCTTGGCTTGTTTGGTTATCACTTACTGTAATTTCCCAGGTATCTGAAGAACCGAGTTGATTAATTGTGATCCAACCTGTCGCTGGGTTATCCCACGAATACTCGGCGCTACTAGGAACTACTGTTACTGTTCTTGTATATGTGTGTGCCATTTTAGTTTGTTTTTATTTCTTATTTATTTATTTCAATTTTATTAGTGTTACACCATTCTTCAACGGCTACACAACCTATGTTATATGTTTTTGCCTTTTCTATTGAACCGAATGGAAAATAAAGTTCACTGGTATTATTAGTCCACGATGTTTTCCATAAATCTACTCCACTTAATTTTTCAACAGTAGCATCAGTTCTATTAAATACGTTTGACTTTTCTCCCTCGTCGCCATCGATGGTAATAAAAATTCTATCCCAACATTTAATGTGAAAGAAATCTCTAGTAAATCCAAGGCGGCTAGCCCAATGATATTGTGCAGCTGTAAGATCTAACATGAATGAGTTATTTAATGCTATTTGAGTCGCACTTGTCATTATAGACTGTAACGTAGCTAATTCACTGGTATCATATATCTCGCCTGATAGCGGTGTCATTACGACATCTGCATCCTTTGAACTTTGACTACCACCAACCATACCGCCTACAAGATACCAATTATAGTTGGCATAATTAGGAATATTCTGCTTCACCTCTGCCCACCACGTTTTAATTTTAGCGGGAGTACACGGTCTTCTAAAGTTTGTGTGATCTGTAGTGGAAACGTTCGGTCCTATATTTAATTTGTAAGCCATGTTGTTTTTATTTTTTATGGTGTCGTGACTTCCCCTGAGTCATCACATCCTTTAATTAAAAATGTATCTGATACCGGAGGAATCGATTGGCCATTTCCATTAAATCCTGTTACAGTACAAGTAAGTGTTGCCTCATCTCCGCCACCATCACATGCACTAGTGAAAAGATATTCTACTTCAAGTGTTTGTTGATTTGTGGAAGACAAGTCAAACCTATTAGCAAGTATTCCGCTAATAGACCATGAATATGTCGGTGTTGTGCCGTAGCCACCTGACCCGTAAATATTAGATGGCGTTGCTGTATAAGTTTGAGATCCTTGTGATGTGTAAATCCATTCTGCTCCAGTGATTGTTACTGAAGAACCTTGTTGACCACCACAGTTAGTCCAAGATTCTAATACCTCATTGTTGTCATTTAATTTAACTGACCATCCGCTCCAAGCAAAGTTAGGTTCGTTAGAGCTAATTATTTTCATCGAGCCGCTATTACCATTTACTGCATAGTTATTCTGGAAGTAGTTCTGGAAGTTTGTTCCACCTTCGCCCTGTGGGTATGTAAACGTATCTGTACCAGAAGTTTGACTACAAATGTTAGCCCAATCATCTGTTTCAGCAATTTGTGCAGTATAACTTTCGATACTTACGCTACCATCAATTCCTATTTCGAAGTTCAATTTACTAGGATCTATTTGATCACTAAACCCAACAACAACTCTACCTGCTGAATTCACATTAGGGTCAATGTAATAGTTGTTGCCATTACCACCCCATCCAGAGATACTAACTTGGCTAGGGCTAATGTTATAACCAGAGTTTGCTTCAACATAGAATTGGTCAGCAAAGCTAGAATTAGCAACTCCGGTTTTTGTAATCACACTGCTAGGAGAACCTCCAGTTGGGTCAGTGTAAATTGACGCGTTGCCTATTGCACTGTTTGCTGTAATATTAACCGTATATATTTGCGGTGTTGGCGTTGGTGGAACTGGAGTTGGTGTCGGTGGAACTGGTGTTGGCGTAACCGAGACTGATCCAACTGGAGTTCCATCTGCATTTGCATTGATGTTTCCACCACCTATAGTAATACTATTATTATTTACTGGTGTACCATCTGCGTTTGCATTGATATTTCCACCGCCTATAGTAATACTATTAGGTACTGCCGATCCACATTCTGTACATAATTCTTTCCACTCATTAGATGCAAAGTACCCTTCAAATTTATTATTTACTGAATTGTACCTGATCATACCAGCTGTTGGCGATATAGGATCAGATGAGTTGTTTAAGCGTACATATCCTTTAAATTCTGCGTTTGCATCAACATCAACGATTCCTGTACCTAAAGTTTCTAATTTAATATTGCTTCCGCCACCCGATTGAAGAGTAACTCCACCACCACCTGTGATAGATGTTAACCCGCTTGAATCAAAATCTATTTGATCAACATTAATTGCAAACTGAATGTTTTGTGCTTGGAATGCATTTTGAATGGCAAATCTAGTTATAGAATTATTTGAGTCGTATGTACTTGTAACCGATAGTTTTTCACCACTAACGTCATCCAATAGAGTAATGTAATTATCAAACGCTATTGAATCTTTTTTAATAGTTATCTTAGAATTAAGACCTGTGTTTACTCCATCTACTAAAACAGTCTCATCGAAAGAATCATCACCTAAAAATATAACAGGTGTATATGTTAACCCTAACCTTTTAGGTTTTAGAATTTTATAAGTAGAATCTACGGCAGGGTCTACAGAAAACCATGGAGTATTAGTAGTACCAGTATCACCCTTTATACCTTGATCCCCTTGATCACCTTTAACACCTTTTTCTCCCGTTAATCCTAGGTTTCCCTGTTGTCCTTTTTGGCCCTTTTGGCCTCTTGGTCCACCCCCATTTGCAAGAATCTGATCAAAATTATAATTAATCTTTTCAAACTTAATTGAGTCAGAATCACTAGGGTGTAATATTTCTCTAATATTGATTGCCATTTTATGACTTTATTTTTATCATAGGTTTTATATCATAAGAGTAGCCTAATCTTTTATTATATATCAACCTAAAATTCATTGGCTTTTGGACGTGATTTCTATATGCGAAATTATTTCTATCAATTGTAAATCCATCAGAATCTAATTGATCAATAGTCACCGCACTAATTATCTTTGAGCCTTTGCCTTTTTTCTGTTTAACGTATAACATAATAGAATCTAAAATATAAGTTTCTACTAAATTATTTTCTGCATACATTAATGCATCATCATTAAGTGTTTCTTTATTACCAGCAGAATTCGACGGTTCAACATATTGAGATATGCTGGCCAATACGCCTTCTTTGGCTAACTTAGTAATTAAAGTATCTGTTATGTAAAAATCTGCCATTACATAGTTTTTATTTTCAAATAAAACTATATCAGTTGAATTTTCACTGTTTCTTAATATTTCATCTAGCTCTTCTTCTGAAGAAACATATGAAGCACTAAAGTCTAGTAGATTATAAGAATCCTTTGGCTTCATTACAGTCGATGCTAGATATGATCTTTCTTCATGAGTATCGAGTGTTCCCGGAATATTTATAGAATTACCGCCATCTAGCGATCTAGTATAATAATTAGAATCCCAAGAAGATCTAAATACATTAATATCTTTTTTATCGATTGCTATTTCCCCAATTAATGGATAAAGCGGTAACTTATCACTAGTGCCCGATAATTTAGTTACACCACCTGGGTTTATTTCATTTACTTTATGATAAAAATGATTTTTTATTAATCCCCATTGAGAATCGTGTGTACCATCATCACTTATAAATCCTAAATTAAATGATATACCACACTTATTATATCTCTTATAATATGCTGCCGCTCTATTGAATTCATCTAAGTCTAAAAGCGAGTGCTTATATAATTGTTGCTCGAAATTTAATTCGTTTAAGTTTGAGGTTAAATGTAACCTATTAACCTTAAAGTGTGAATATAAATCTGTAAATGTAACTACAGGTTTCATGTCCACCGTATACTTACCATTGTGTCTAATTAAAAATGGGTAATACTCAGGAGACATTGATAATTTATAACCAATATTACCTTTAAACAATTTGAAACTTTTAGGTTTATCGGTATCTTCTTCAATAGTTAAATTAGATCTTTGTATTATTTCAGTACCGTCACTAAAATTGATAACAAATCTATTATTAAGAATAGTACCGTCAGATTCTACAGTTGTGTATGTAACTTCATTGTTGTTTAAGTTAACTAAATCAGCAACTGATTTTGCTGTTAACCTCTCTAAAATTATTTTATGAGCATTTGCTCCTCCACCAACATACGTATATTGCGCACCGCCTTGAATAGAGTTAGGCAAGAATTCAATGTCTAATACATCTGTTTCGTCAGCGATGTTAACAGGTTTCCCAGATATTTTTAATGAATTATCAGAATCTACTGAAACAACAGAAACTTTGTAAATAGAATTATTATCATCTGTAGGGAACAAATCTATATGAATATCTCCATATAAACCATTTTCACCTAACGTAATTTGAGAATCGAATTCAGGTAATGTGCCATTAATGTGTTGAATTCCAGGGATTGTGTATGGTCCTTCATCTGACCAATTAATACTTGGATCATTGAATTTCAATGCACCGTTAAATTTAGTATCTGCATATGTAAAGTCATTGGCATCTGCATCAAAAACAATTTTATGATTTAATTCATACAATAGTTTTCTATTAACATTACCATCAATCCAATAATCACCTAAGTCAAGTGTAATATACAATATTACAAACTTAAATTGTTTATTTTGAATAACTTCATATGATATACCATTTGTTTCAGCGTCTTCATTAACTTTAAGCATTACACTAAACTTGTATCCATTAAACTCGCTACTTTTAACAAATTCGTTTGCTGTAGAATTAATAAATTCCTTTCTATTCTTAAAATCTACTTTAATACCCTTAAAAACGGTACTAGCAAATGTAAGGTTATTACCACCATCTACTAAAGAATATTTTTTCTTTAAGTTTGTTTTAATGAAAGAAGTAATGCTATTTTCTAGTGAATTTATTTCAGAATCACCAGGTAATATATCTTCATATATTTCAACTAAATCTTCTTCAGTTAAAGTCTTTTCAAAACCGTCACTGATCATGAACATGTCGAAATAATTATATGTTGTGCTTTTAAATAAATTAGGACTTAAATCAAAGCCATCAATAAAGTTAATGTAACTAAACGTTTCATTTAGCTGATTGTACTTTAAATACTTAGGTGGTTTTTCAATATAGAACCACTCATGTGTCATGGCTTCTCTATCTCTTTCAGATATTGTTAAATCCGGAGAGAAATTAGTTCTACCAAATGCTTCGTTTGCATTTAAATAATATGGCTGTTCTCTTACGGTGACAGAATCTTTAAGCACCCACTTATTAATGTTAGGTACTATTCTAGAATTAGTAGCATATTCTTTTAAACTATTTTCTTTAAGTCTATCGAATTCAGAAGTAATTTGTTCATCTTCTTCCTCGTCTATTGATTCTTCTAAAAGAATCTGAGATAGATTTGAAAAATAATCAATTGGATTTAATTCAAAATCTTCACTAAAAATATCTCTAGCTCCTAAAATTGTAGTTTCAATTCCTGTTGTTTCATCAATGTTATTAATAGCATTAATATATGGCTCATAGTCTATTTCTTCTTGAGTTTCATAGATTAGTTCTTTAATATCAGAATTAGATGTATCGTAAAAATCAACATTCATATCATATATGTCATATGCTGAAAACAAACCTAATCTTACTTCATTTTCATAATAAACCTTACTATTACCAGTTTCTAAATCATTTTTATCCTCTAAAATAACTTTACTAAATTCAGAATTCTCAGTGTTAATATCCTCGACAATATCGATTACTTTATTATAAACACCTTTGTATCTTGTTTCTATAAAGTCATTTATGTTTATCTCGCTAACAGTTTCGTTGTTTACTAATATTGCCTTTCCTGGTGCATTTCCACCTGACAAGTAATATGAGTCATATCTTTCTAAAATAGCTTGACCAGGCAATAAATCTATGTTTTGCCTTAGATCTAATCTATTGAAATCATCTTTATTTGAAAGCGTTAAGAAATCATTGACGTTTCCTTTTCCTAAAAGAACACACGATTGTAATAATTCATATCCAGAAATAGAACTAACTACATAAACAGATGAACCTACATTATAAGAACTAAATTGAGTTTCGTTACTATCTATACATGCAGATAATGCAACAGCAATATCAGTGGTGGTACCTTGATTAGAATATCTTTGGCCGTTAAATGTTCCAGCGTCTAATTGAGACTCTGCCATATAAACGTGGTTTCCAAGATCTAAGTTAGTTTGTATTTTGTCATTTCTAACAATACAATTTCCTTGTGAAATAACTCTTAGATTTAAATCTCCTAAGTTTGCATTTTTTTCTGTTAAATAGAATGCATTATTATTGACATCTACTGTAACTTCAAAAATATCTTTAAACAAAGCAACGTCTTGTAAAAGACCTGGATCTACTGGATCCAAATCATATGTTAAAGAATTTTCAATAGTATTTTCAATAGTTTTAAGTGTGTTAATTACATCAGCTTCGACTTCTACACTAAATGTCTTTGGATTATCTGGATCCATTGGATCGTCAATTCCAAATTTTAATATTTCACCTTCAACATGTTTAATAAATGTAAATTTACTTGCTTCCTCTTTAATTGCAGTAATCGCCAGTGAATCATTAGTGTATGGCGTATCAATTACATCTAATCTAATAAAGTCATAACCATGATCATTGTTTTCAACCAGATCAATAGACCTTTCAGTATCTTGAACGCCTAAGTATGTAGAGATTTGATTTCCACTATCTTCTATTGCAACCTTTAATTCTTTCTCGTTGTAATACGTATTGTTAGATATGTTAAAGTATTTATTACCAACAGTAGCATACGCCAACATAGGAGATGTTGTAACTTGTTTGTAAGAAGGAATAGCTGTTTCTGGAGAAGTCTCATCTACCAAAGAGGTTAGCTCTTTAAAATGGTGTATTTTACCATTTATTGTAAATACTCTACCGTAACCAGAATCTATATCGTCAACGAATAGACCAAAATATCTATTAACACTATAATCTTGTGCTAAGTCATCGTTAAATAAAAATTCTAAATTTATTAAGTTTGCTGAAGCTATTTCATTTCTTCTAAATGCATCGGTAATATAATCATTTGCCTCAATCAATGGCTTATCAGTCAGAATGTAATCTTTGTATAAATATTCACCTTTTCTTGTAAAACCACCTTTGATTAAATCTATTCCATTGAAGCTAGATTTTTCAGATTTTTCAAAGTTAACTGTGATCGGTGCAATTGGGAAAGTTTCATCTTGTACATGATTTCTTAAATAATTACCGATATTAGAGTCTCTTGTTAAATCAAACGTTTTTATTATTTCAGCGTTGCTAAGTAAACTTTGAATTCTTTTAAAATTATCACTAGCATTATCTTTTAAATCTAAAGAACCTACTGGATCATTTACTCTGTATATTACAAATTTCTTTGGAATGTTTGTATCTAACCAAATAGGTGCAAATATTCTAAAATCCTCATTGTGTAATTTAGAAAAATTGTAATTAGTTCCGTATTGATATGATTCTTCAATTTGTTTTTCGTAACTATCTAAAACAGTAATGTCGCTATAATCTCTTTTTGTTTGAAACATTAGCTCATTAGGTGTCATATTAACATTATAGAATCTTGCAACATCAAATGCATATTTACCTTCAGGGCTTATGGGAAACTTTTTATACTCTATAGCAGCAAGTTCCTTACTAGCACTTATACTTTCTAAATATAATTTATCATCTTCACTAACTACAAGTTTTACGTTTGTTGTTAGTTTAGGATTTGTTCTTAGTAACGGTCTAGAAACATTATCTAATTTGTAATTTGATTCTAAATCAAAATTTGGACCCAATGCATTTATAACTGCATCATCTACTAGAGGAAAATTGTAAATGTAATCTGGAGTTGCTTCATTTCTACAACCCCTACAACCAGTACCATTGTCTTGATATATTTTAGCCTCTTGTTGACTAGCAAATCCTAGATCTATTGGATTTACAGAATTTATATTAATGTCAGGTCTATTATATCCAGAATCTTTTAATGAATCTAGTGCTTTTTCTATAGTCTCTGAGTATATTGTATGTATAAATTTAACACACGAGTATCCCTCAACACCAATAATTGGATTTGCTATATTTTCTTTTACATCTTCTATAAAATCTTTTATATAACTTTCGCCTACATCTAATATTTGATCTTGATCTCTGTCAATGTCATATCCTGCATCTATTACATAGATTTTCCAATAATTAGAAGATGTTCCAAGTAAATTATCTTGTTGCTCGAATGCTTCACATGCATAAAAAGCATAATACACATTAGTATCGTTAATGCCTTGTGTGTTATCAATTACAATAGGTAAATTTAGATAATCTAAATCTGGCTTTGTATATTGTGCACAATCGCCAGCTCTAGTAATTTGAGATCCTTTTACAAATTGGTTCTGAGAATTAAATCCATACCAATCGTATTCAAATCCATCACCCTCATTATTCCAAACAAAATACTCTCCAGCGTCTGCAGAATAAACTCCACTAGGAGCTAAATCCTCTATTAGATTATTATCAGCACCTTCTTGTGAAGAAAATATTTCAAGCTTTCTTTGGGCAATTTCTAATAAAGAAATACTATTTGCTGGCGCACCGTTAACATAAGGCAGTCTATAATAAATATCTACAACAGAAGAATCAGTGTTACATAATTTATCAGCTGTCTCAGAATACGAGACTGTATTTATAGAATATGTAGAATATTGTGTCGGTTCTGGACAACTAAATTGTTGTGAGCCACCTTCAAATACCCAAGTATTATCAGCACCTCTTTTATAATAATTTATAGGCTCAGTCTCTGCCTGATATAAACCAGTTGGAATTAATCCATCTAATTCTGAATTTAATCCGTTTTGATATAAATTAGCCCAATAAGAACTAACGAATAACGGTATATTTTCAATAACAGCGGTTTGTAAAGTCTTTACAACTGCATTATTGTTACCTGCAGGCTCGCCATAATAAATATTTACTATTTCACCACCTAAGTCATTACACAATACACTTTCAGATCCAGAATATCTAACTTTAATTTCTTCGAATAAGAAGCTAGAAACGTCACACTGAGAAATACTTAATATTTCACCAGATGAACTTAATTCAAGTACTCTAGTTAATCCTAGTGATTCTACCCTAGCGTATCTAGCTACATTGTCAGAAGAGTATAAGTTATTTAACGATTGATCTGTGTAAATTTTATCACCAACTTCAAGGCCTGATAATGTTGTTGCCTCAGAAGTAGCTCCGTATTTAACACTAAGCGTATCGGAAAGACACGCGTCGTCGGTGTTACTGAAAAATCCTGTCGATTGAAATTCCCAATACGGCGGTAATTCAATATTAATCGTAAGCAGCCAATCGGTGGCTCCACCTTCAGAATCAGTTGCTGTTATTGTTAAAAAATCTACACCAGATTCTCCGTTCGTTGGCGTATAAGAAACTGTTTTATTGGCAGTGTCTATTGTTGCTGTACCTTTAGTTGGACTTGAAGATATTGTAAACGTTATAGAGTGTCCATCCGCATCTGTTGCATTGTACGAAATAGTACTAGGTTCGGTAGCGTTTAGTGTTGTTGCTAAAGAAGTAGGAGTACTATTGAATACTGGCAGTTGATTACTAGCTGCTGTAACATTAATTGTAACTTCACCAGTTGACATGTTTCCAGCAGTATCTACTACTTGATATGTAAACTTTTGTACTTTATTACCGTCATTATATGTCAACGTTGGAGCTCCATATGTAACATTTCCATTGCCATCAATTCCACTTAATGAAGCACCTGATATAGTAGGATCTAAATTACCTACTGTCCAAGTTAGTTCAGAATCGAGATCTCCATCTGTAACTAAATCATAAAGGCTTATAGTTGTAGTGATACCCTGATTAACTGTTACAGTATCGTCGTTGGCAATTGGGGCAGAATCACCATCAATAGTTACATCACATGTAATAGTACCAGAGTTATCGTAGCCAGCTGGCACGTTAATAACTACACTATACGTTGATGTGCCGGGTTGAATAATAGGAGGAGTAATACTATTAAATGTACCACCGTTGCTAATTGTTATAAGACCAGTATCTATAGTTGTACCAACTGAAAGTCCATTCAACTGACTTGCATCCACTGCGGCTAGTGCACATGTAAATGTAGGGGTAGTTGTGCCCGTTGCTGTATTTGAACATGATGTTATGTTAGTGCCAGCATTTTGGTATCCGACTGGGATTTGAATGGTTGCAGTATACGTTGCAGACCCTTCAACATAATCAGTAGGCGACACACTTACTAAAGTACCTGCATCAACGGTAGCATCAACTCCTATTTGAATTGTTTCACCTGTTTCACCATCATTAACTTGGAAGTTAGCATCTGTACATTCAAATGTGGGTAGAGGATTTGCTAATATTTCAACAGTTGCCTCATTTGGCGCAGGAACGGTTATATTACCGCCGCTACCGTCACTTATTGACATGTCACTGAATGTAAAAGCTAAAGTTTCATCAGCGTTTTCATTGTCAGTTGTTATTGTAAATTGTAAACTACCCTCAAGTTGTACTGAGCCGGCAACAGGACTGTTTAGTGTAATATTTCCAGCCCCAGAAGTTAAACTAGTATCTGCGAGTACTGCATCTCCAGAACCGCCTGAACCGCCTAGTAACCATGATAAATCTTGACCACCTAGTGCTTCATTTGTAATTACATTTACACGTAAAGTCACCGCGTCACCTTCTGATACCTCAGTAACAGGGGCACCACCGACTTCGAACGTTAAATTCCAAACAGGTGACGTACATAAAGCATAAGAGCTGTTGGTTTCACCATTTGGTTTAATTTCAATCGTCGCGTGTAATTCAGCGCCATTATATTTTTGAATACTAAAAACCTCTTCGGTATTAGTCGATGAAAAGGTCCATTGGTTTGCTAGACCGTCGTCCGTATATAATTGTACTGGTGAATCGGCCTCTAAATCGAGATTATTTGCGTGCCATAGTTCTAAAGGTGTACCACTTCTGTCATAATCACATGCGTTAGCACCTGTTAAGTGACCCGATGTAGTATCAAATATGATTAATTTTATTGCCATTCTACTGCGCTAATTGTTTTATTAATAGAGTACTAACTACTTTCTCTATTATATATCTAACACAATACGAGTAGCTTTTTCATATTACCTTACAGAATACCCTTTAAAGTCAAACATTCTTCTATCAACTGCTGGAGAAGTGAAACTAGGTACGTTTCTAACTAATTGTGCAGCTCTAATAGAATTTAAGTTTTTACCTTTTGCACTGTATTTAGCAAACACCTCTAAGTCAAATGTAAATTGATTTTCATACTTATCAAATATATCAAATCCTATCTTTTTAGTGTAAGTTAAGTTAGGGAAAGTTAATTTAGCCTGACCTCCAATTCTACCTCTGTCAGATTCTGCATCATTTCCAAAGTAATCTGTCATTCTATATTGGAATACGATGTCAACTGAAAGAGCATTAGAATTATCTAATCCTGATTTATCTCTACCCTTAATAGATCTTCTAGATTGCTTAGTTTCTCCATCAACTGAAAGAGTTGATAAATTAATTGGAGACATAAATAAGAATGATCCACATGATCTACCTCCTAATAAGAATTGATCATTAGAATCAAACGACATTTTAAATGATCTGTTAAGAGGAATGATTTGCGAAGAATTATTTTCAGTATCTTGATATGCAAGTTGTTGCTTAGACTTGATATTGTTAACGTTAATAAAGCTAGCACCAAAAGATCCGACAGATCTAAATGATTTACCAGAAACAAAGGTTGCTGTTATTGGCATTGTGTGTGTTGCTTGATTAACTAATGCTTGTAAGCTTGTTTTTTGTTCAGCTTCTGAATATGCACCTTCAGTCCAGTTAGCATATAGATTTTCTAAATCTGGGTGGTCCTTGTGCATATAAAGACCCGTGTTGTATGCTGCTGCACCTATACTACCAACAGAACAAACATCGACCATACTTTGGCTAAAGTCTGCAGTTAGGCTAGTCGCGTTATTGGCAACACCAAACGTTCCAGTCCAAATAAAATCATTAGTTTCTCCATCACCAGTTGGTGTAATTAAATCAATACTACCTGCGTCTGCCATAAAATTAGCATAACTTAGAGTGTACTCGTAGTTAGTTAAACTTGCAGATGCTCCGTCAATTAGAGACTCAGTAACATATAATGGGTTTTGATTACCAATATCCATATATCTAGAGTAAATAAATTGACCTCTTCTTTGTGCCGATTGATAAGGAGCTTCTAATAATAAATCATAAGATCCAATTTGTGTTGCAGAAATATTTTGATATTGGATCGGCGCTAAATCATATTTACCCTGAGTCGTGTAATATGTATCGTCTTGTACTTTAGTGTCAATACCAGTACCACCTTGATCGTTTAATGCAGGACCAAATCCATTATTATGAATACTAGAACCACTAGAAGAAGATTTGTGAGCAGGTTCGTTTCTATCACCAGTCAATCTAGCTACTAATTCTAATTGTGTAGCTTTTGTGTTTTCTAATAGCAGTTTAAATGTCTTAGTAACAATGTGACCCTTTTTAATAGAAAGTTCAGCAACCTCATCAACATAATAACCAGCAAATATTTGGTTTACTGTGTTGTTTTGCATAACAGAAACTGTACCATCCTCTGATCTTAGTGTTACTACTAATTCTCCAACCTCAGCTTCGATACCTTCTTTAAGTGCAGCTATTTGGGCTTCTAATGCAATTAGTTTATCAAATACCGAAATAGGTTTTTGTTCATCTGATAAGAAACCAGATGCAATTGAAGATGCATTATGTGCATAGAATTTTTCGTTAGACACAAAGCTTTCGTCTACGTGTGTAAATACACCCTTAGAAGTTAACTCATCTGATATTTTAACAGATGCAACCTCAGCTAAGTTTTTCTCAACTAGTGCATCTAAATCAGTAGTGTCTATTTCAGCTTCTGGGAAATCAATAGTTATTGACTCTGACCAATCAGAATATATTGGGTTTGCAGGGTAACCTGCTTCAGAGATAGATCTTACTCTAATTTCTACTAATTCATTTTGGTTAATAGCAATATCAAGTTGGTTAAAATTGATTTCTTGTGCATCTTCTACTAAAGATTCTTTCCACTCAAACCTTCTTGCTAATTTTGGATTTCCAACATTTTCAACTTTACCTCTTGATCTAACCTTAGTTTTAATTTCATTCCAATTTGAGAATACCGCAGTTTTCTCTCTAGTACCATCTGTAAATGGCAATTGTGAAACTTCACTTGATTTACCATTAGTTGATAAGTATCTATATTGTACAGCGAACTGAATAACCTTTTGATCAACAGTGTCTGCAACTTTCTTAGGAGCTGGCACTGCCCAAAATCCTCTAACTCTAAATTTAGGCGTAATGTTAGTTGCGTTAGTACTTGAAGCCAACGATTGAATTTGATTGACCAAACTATTGTAAAGTTTAGTTTCACTAGCTCTTTCGTCTATTAATGAGTTAAGCTCACTTTTATCTTTATCTCTCTGTACTTCAGATTCATATTTCTTAGTAGAAATTTCAGTTCTTTTCTTAGAAATAGTATCATCTAGCTTCTTAATTGTTTCTTCAACAGTAGTTTTATCTGCAGAGAACTTCTTAATCTTATCAGATGCGTCATTCTTAGTCAGGTGTCTGTTAATTTGAACAACCTTAAAGTTACTGTTGTTCAGGATTGGCGCGTCTGGTGTTACTCCCACAGTTGCTGGTGGAATTGCGTCATCCTTAAGTGCCTTAATATATTGACCAAAGTCGGCTACATTTTCTTTGTAATAATCATCTAATCTAATAAACGTGCCATCTTCTTGTAAAAGTGTTAATTCATTAGTATATAGACCCACACCAGGTGACCATTTTTCAGCCAACATATTAGATTCTGGGTCAATAGCTTTAATAAACACTAATATTCTTTCATTAAATCCGCAATTAACTTGAACAGATAATTCAGAATTTGTATATTTGTATATTGATAAAACGTCAGCACCTATTTTAAGAGCTTCGTATCCCTCTACTAATTCTAGTTCTAACTGTCTTGTAGAGCCATCTATTTTTGTAACTTTATATCTAGTGTTTTTATTACCACTATTTAGCATTAATTCATCACCAGTTTTAAGCAGTTCAGTATCGTCTAAATCTTTCAAGTTATCAGAATATGTTAACTTGTCTACTGTGATTAATTTTACAGATTTTTTCTTAGTTACACCACCTACGACAACTTCTTTCTTCATAGTGTCAATTGACGTAATATCGAATTTACCGCCATATTGACTATTTCTAAATGGTAAATCTCTGACTTCTTCGTCAAGAGTGTATGATAAGTTGTTGTTAACAATGTCTCTAATAACTGTAAAATAATCTAAACCTTCAGTATTCTTAAAGTTGCTTTTAAAGTACTCAACTGTAACATCACTTGTTGCATCAAAAATAATTCTTTTAATTAAAACTCTTTCTGTGTCATTAGGTATTTGTCCAGTTACATCTAACTTTGTAGTCAATAATGGGTTTAAAAAGTCTTCAAAGAAATAATTGCTTTTTGTAGAAAATCTTTCTGGTCTTACTAGACTATTAATATCATTTGCAGGTGTCTTTAAGGTAGATGTGAGAATATTTTGGTAACTTCCATCTGATAGTTTAATCTTAGTGTTTCCTTTGCCTAATCCCGAAAGTGCCTTTAAATTTGTATCTAACCTTTCTAACTCACGTTTCATATAACCAAACGCAGGGACATATACTGTCTTAGTAGTTCCTTCGGCTGTTAAAATTTCTAATGGAACATCTTTAGTTTCAGTAGTTATAGCCTCATTAATTCTTTCATATATCTTTAAAGAATTAGCATTGATTTCAAGAAGCTTCTTGAGCGTGTTAGAAAGTGAGTTGTTAGTATTCATATTATCTTAAAATATCTGCTTCAAAGAGATAAGTTGTAGGATCTACACATGTTACCTCTATATATGGTTTATTTGTTAAAAGTTGACTAACGTCTATTTCAGCAACTAACTTATTAAAACTATTCATCTTATCAGAATATATCTTAATGTTATTACCCTGCATATCAATCGTATCAAATGCTATTTTAAAAGTTTGACCGATTTTCCACGAAGTAGAAGTGTCGTCAATGTATATATTCAGATCACTATTAGGATCCGATGATAATAAATTAGTTAAGCTTAATCTATTGGTGTACTCTTCTAATTTGGCCCAAATTGCATATTTATCTGCACCTTGACCATTTACGTTTGCATCAAACTGTTGAGTGTTGCTAAGTTTAACAGCCAATGAGCTAGCTGCCATATTGTATAACCAAGCCTCATTTAAAGAATAACCGTATACTGTATTATTAATTTTAATCTTATTAGAAATTGTCTTATCGACTTGTGTTCCCATACCGTTGAAAATAACATCTGTGTTATATTGTAGTTCAACTGGAACTGTTCCGTCTACTAATCTATTGATTTTATCATGTGCCTTAGTAATTAGATCTAGTAAAGATCTTGAATCTTGTAATTGAATTGAAGCATCTTCGAAAGAAGACTCAATAGTTGTTAACCTTTCTTTAAGTTCTTCGCTATCACTAGAATTGAGAACTAATCCTTCAATTTCTTCTAATCTATTTACAATGCTAGAATATCGCGTATTGGCTTCTAAAAGTAATTGCGTTGCGTTTTCAAGGGCAGTTGTTGTATCCATGAATAAATCCATAGAAAATGTAGTAAAGTCATTGATAGACGTTTCAACACCCACATTATCTAAAGAAGAATTAAACTTTAGATTTAATTTTAATGAATAAGCATTTCCGTTAAGACCAGTTACTTCATTAGGCTTATACTTTATTTGCTCGTGTATTTTTGTACCTGGACCAAATGCATCTTGAATATCATCTAAGATCAAGATACCATATAAGTTTGTTGATCTATTTGCAGGTACAGATTCACTATAAAGATCATAATAAACCAATACTGCATTAAATCTAAAATCTTGACCCTTCTTAGAAAAATCTAAAATAGATTGTGTCTTTGGATCATTTTGAATAGCAGCATAACTACCAGCATTAAATTCTATTTGTACAGAATTTGTTGCGTTAGTTTGAATATCATAATATGGTCCACTTTCTGCATTGTATTCATCTACTACAGCGTCTATATTAATATTTGGATCCGGGTGTTGTTGACCAGCTCTTCCTTGAATATAATCTTCTGCATATAATTTGGTTGCAGTTGTGTTGTAATTTGTTGGTCTAAATAAAACTAATGGCGTGTAACCCACAGAAGTAGGTACGTTAATATAGACCTCATGATATGTATTGTCAGAGTAAGTTACGTCATTTTCAGCATCTATTGTACCTAAATACTTTACTAATCTCTCATAATTGGCTCCACCTAAAATAGCATTGTCGTTTTCAGCATATAATCCATTTGTGCTTTCATTAGAATCTGTAGGTCTAAAATCTACTGCTCCTAATTTTGACATCCACTTAAAAAAGATTTTTTCAGCATCTGACTGAAGAATGATTGGATCATAATCATCATCTTTTAAAAGAATCTCTTCTAGATTAAGTGCATAATTTTGGAATGTTTGTGCGAAGTCGACATTTGGCATCGACGCAACATATGATTGACCTGACGCTTGTTTTAAACCAAGCTCATAATCAATAACATTAGAACCATTTACTGATTGTGTAAAATCTGGTAAATCTAGTAAAGCATATTTACTAAATTCAAATTTTAGATCAGGATTATTAAAGGCCCTAGTTATGTCTCTCGCTGCCGATGCGAATGCATACATTGTACCGCCTTGCGGCTGAGGTATTCTAACTAAAGGAGTCGCCATTTATTTTTTATTAATTTTGTTTATTAACTGATTGTCGCCGCGTGAGAACTAACTACGTACCACGTATTGCCAAAACATCTTAAAGTTACTGTTGAGTTAAGTCCATCAAGTGCGATTGAAGTTGCTCCTAAAGAAACACCCGCTGCTGTTAATAAATTAGCTGCGGCTGTTGCAATGATCATAAACTCTTGACCGTCATCTGCAACTGGTAAAGTAAAATCAGCATCAATGAAGTATGTTGATTTTTCAATAGTTGTTGGAGCAGAGATTGTCGTAGCAGTTGCAGCCGAACCAACAACACCGCTTTTAACTACTTTACCAGCAGCCGTGATCGCGTTATTGAAAGTGAAGTCTGTTCCTACTGTTCCACCATTTGAATTAACTTGAAATAAAGTTAAATTGTTTTGCAAAACTGTAATAGCTGAAGTAGTAATATTACTAACTCCGCTTAAAACCGATGTTGTCGGATTTAAAAGAGCAGTAACACTTGCTAGCTCATCATTTAATAACTCAAAGTTATTATTGATAGTTGGTCTCGATGATGACACCGAGTCAGTTCCTAAGATTTCTGTAATGTTTGCCATTTTATTTGTTTATTTTACTTTTAGCATATTTCGTTTTACAACGTTTTTGTTACCATATGTGTCTTCTGCTTCAAGCTCTATTGAGTAGTACCCAGGTTGCTTGAATATGTACGTCAGCCACATATTATTATAGTATATATCCGTTATTTCTGGATTACTTATATTCTTAATAGTCCACTTAGCATTCTTTGCTCCAGGGAACTTAGAAATATCTGTAGATATAGTCACGTGTGTAGATCTTTCAACCTCAGCATAATCCTTAAATACTTTAGTATCGTCAAATGTTGGGTTATAGTGTACACAGTGATTAAAGCCACTAACATTAGATGTGCTGTTTATATCTGATTTAATATTTACATCTGAAAAATCATAAGAATATGAATATTCTTCACCAGTTGCTATAATAAATCTAAAAATATCACTAACTAAAGGATCTACACCATCTACATCTTCCATTACTGGATTATAATTAAACTTATTTATAATTGGATCAGTGCTTTCATTTAATTCTTGAGCTATAGCGTTCCATGCGAATAAATCTAGAGTACTTGTTGGTGTAGGTGATGTTATTACATGAGATCCTACTATGATTTCTTTAGTTTTAGGATCTACGTGTGTAATAGTTAATTCATCCCCTTGTTTTATGTCGTTTATTTTAAAACTTGAAGCCAAATCAGTACCTACTCTCATGGCATCCCACCACAAGTGTTTGCTATCTCTATATCTAAATGAACATTCGTCCCATTGATATGGCCCTGCATTTTCACTAAAGCCTATTTCTGAATATACATCTACAAATCTTTGAACTGTTGAGAATCTAACCCCTTGATCATCTTCTCTGTGTACATAATTTGCTCTATCTAATGTTAAATAAAGAGTAGCGATGTCTTCGTCTATTGTTGTAGTATTGTCTTGTGGAAAATCCCAATAACCACCTGATTTAGACCAATCTAGTTTTTTAGAATTCCAATCAGTTTGTTCTTTCCACTTGTATATGCCATATAGCTCTAAATCCTTTAATCTAATTTCAACTAAATCATCAATTCTAAAATGTGATCTGTGTCCAAATAAATCATAAGTTCTCATTTCTACAGAATAATCACCGACAAATGGTAATGTCATAGGAAAAACTAAAAAATCATCAATTGGTCCTCTAAAAGATTGATCATAACCTTTTTCTTTATTAGTTATAATCCATTCAACTTCATATACCCATCTTTTCCACCAATTATCCCAAGTAACTTTTAGGTTTTCGTTAGCATCTACTGCATCGTCCCAAACAAATTCAGCTTCATCCCAAATATCATCGAAAGTACCTGTACCGTCTAGTGTTATTGGAGCACCGATTGGAATATTTTGGTTATAAGAGTGTAATTCAGTATCGTAATAAGTTTCATAGAATTCATCATAAATGTTCTTTAACTCCGTTCTTTGTGAAGGTGTTAAATCTCCTTCTGTGCCATACTCAAGGTTTAAAAATAAATTATAATTAGAAGAATCGTTGTTTTGATCTAATGATGTTTTTAAAACCATAGATGTATCTTCTATAAAAATAGGTCTATTTTTTGGATAGACATCAAATTTTATATTATGACCTTCTGTAAAAAATCCTACACCGTTTTGTATATTCCATACATTTAAATTCTTCTGTGCAAAATAATCACCTTCACCAGTAATGTCTATTATTTTGGCATTTAGTGGTAAAAAGTCTTTTTGTAACCTATTCTTTAATCCGTATAATTTAATTAATACTTCTTCAGGTGTAAAATCAAATACCTCTTCTACATTTGGAATATCCCATTGATCAAAGGTGCCATTTGTTTCGTTGATTCTATAAACCAAACTAAATCTGCTGGTTTTCTTCATCGTACTACTTGGCACACTAAACTTTAATCTTTTGCGGATCATCTCGCCTCT